GTTCAGATGGATCACGCAGAGAGATGTGACCACATCGGCAACCGCACGATGGCCGAGAGACAAAAGGGCTGGGACATGGAGCGCGTTGCTTTGCTACAGAAGGTCAGAGCCACCCCACCCGCAGCACCGCCAGCACTGGTGCAACAGCCTGCAACGCTGGACGAGATGCACGCCATTGGAAACGGGATCATGTACGGCGAGCAGCCAGCACCTGTGCCCGACAAGATCACAGACAACAGCGAACACCCTGGGTACAAGGCAGGGTGGAACGATTGCCGGGAATTGATGTTGAGTTGGAGGAAACCATGAACTGCTGCGACGAATACGGAAACTGCAATCAGGGCCGGAACTGCCCTGTACGTGTGGCCAAGATCGGCAAGAAGTTGCACGGGCCTGAGATGTTGCCGCAGTCTGTGTGGCGGTACATGCTCAGACGCGTGGCGTACTGGTTTGTGCTGGGCATCCTGGGGATGCTCTGGATAGCCTTTTTGGTGGCCTGCGCTGTTTATGCGTAAGGCCTTGTTCCCATGCGGTCGATGATCAAAGCCTGCTTGCGTGGGCTGGTGTCCACGCTGTTGGGGATGCTGATATGCGTCCAGCGGTCGAATTCGCGGATGACCTGGTCGTAACCAATGCCGCTGGCAACGATGGCCTTCACCACTTGGTCTGGTGTCATGCCTGGCACACGGAAGTCGGCAGCGCAGCCGATTCTGTGTTGACTGGTGTCCTTGCTGCCCACGGCGTCGTTGACCTTCTTTGTGCGCAGGCCTGACGAGATCATGATGGGTTTGCCGCCCATGACTACTTTGACCTGCTCCAAGAAGTCAGCAAGCCTGGTGAGGTTAGCCAACTCTTGATCATTGGGGCTGTTGTCCCATCCGTTGCGCTCGGCGGTCTCACTGGCTGTCAATTCTTCCAGGGTGAAGTTGGGGGTTAAGTTCATTTCTTTGCCTTCATGTCCATGATTTTCTCAAGGGTACGGCCACCGAAATAAAACGACATGACCAACATGCCCCACTGCCCTAACAACTCCACAAAGGCGTCAGCAATATCAACCAGTGCAGCGTCAAGTATTGCGAGCAGAAGGTATGCAACAAGGATGTAAACCAACGTTAAGGGTCTGATGTTCTTGGACAACCATGAATCACTGCTCATGTCTGCTTTGAGTCGATCAGTGAGATTCCCCTGTTCTGTTTTGTACAGGTCTGTCTCGTTGGCCATCTTTGCAAGCTCACCATCTTGCGCCATTTTTGCAAGTTCAATTTGGGCATGGGCTTTGGCTTGGGGGTCAGGAATTAGCTTATCAATCAGCTTTTCACCGATGCCGAGCAGTGCTGAAAGTTGAAACATCATGACTCCTTTTGTGCGATTCTGTTTTGGAAGTAAAGCAACATCAAATCAAAGACTAAGATTGATGCACCAATGTCTTTAGTTATCCACAATGGAAAGAAAGTATCAACCGGATATGAGCCAAATTCAAAGTAATGCAAACTTCGCGTGATTTGCACTATCAGACCCGTGGTCATTATCAAGATGCCGATTTTGGCGAGCAAACGCATAGGCGAAAAAAAGCCACTGAAAGACATGTAAGCCACGCACAGAATGGCGACAGTTTCAATGATCAGCACAATCAGCAACCATGCACCGACACTCATTTTTTAACCCTTAAACGTCGAACACGTTGGACTGGTGGCTTGGGTGTTTGACCTTTACGCATTGCATTCAAGTCTTGGGCGACTTGATCAATCCCCAAATGCTCGCGCTTTGCCATGAAGTTGGCCATCCAGTTGACTATTGCAATGGATGACAAACCGAGCGCCCAACTCAAGCCAATAATTAAATCAATTTTTTGCTGGTCAATGCCAAGTTGTATAGCAACAAGGCCTGTGAAAGCAAAACCTGACATTGCCGAAATACCACCAGCAATAAAGATGCTGGCGATCTTTCCTTTTTCTTTGAGCTTTTCAGGAGTCCAAAACATAGCCAAACTAAGACCACCAAAAAGGCCACCGATAGCAGGGGCAAGTTTGCCCACGAGCCACCCGCCTGCTGCTTCGGAGCCAGTCATTTAGATCCCCTGACCTGGTGTGATGTAAACAGTAGTCGCGCCTGAGGCCAAACCGCTGAAGAAAGTGTCCCGATTAAATCGAAGAATTTCAACAGCGCCAGGCACCAAGACAATGGCGTCCGAAGGTGTGCCAGCGACAGGAGCAACGGAAGCAGCTTGGGCCAGTGCAGCAGTCGGGCCAGTGCCCAAGAACACGGTGTTCGTGCCTGCGTTCACAAAGCGGTACTGGCCTGCGTTCTGGGGGTTGAACTTCTCAGAGACTGGAGCCTGTACGCCGGCGGGGGCTGTGCCTGCGGCAGCAACCACGACAGTCTTGCCAAGGGGGGTGAATGCAATTTGCGAATTGGTGGACATATCAGACTCCTTGTGCAGCGATGGCTGCCTTGTATGCTTCAATCACTTCAGCGGTGTGAGTGGCTGCACAAAGAGCCTGCACACGGGCATCCTCGCCGCTGTAGTCATCACCGGGAGCGACAATGTGTCGGTGGAACTTGCTGCTGATCTCAACGCCATCTTCTTTGATGGCGGTCTTGGTGCGAACTTGTACGCTACCGTTTTCGACTACTTCAGCTAGGTCTACTACTACTTTTTTTTCTAAAGCCATGATGCTCTCCGTTTATTGCCCAAGAATCCACCTGGGTTTTGGTTTAACAATCGGTTGCGCCAGCAAATTCTGGCAAGGTTTTCAAATGTTTGTAGGCTTGTCTAATAAAATTATCACCGTCCATCAACGGAGAAAATGCAAAAGACTTTTCAAACAGTTTTTGTTTTTTGTCTTCATCGGTAAAAGACACAACTGCCTGAACCTTGTTTTTTGAGACTGTGACGGATTCTACTTTGATGTAAAGTGCTGGAGTGGTCACAGTTGCTTCACCTGTTTCAAAATAAAAATTCTCAAATGCAACATACCCCGCGCCCGTGACAGTGAGTGATTTTCTAATAGCCATTTCAATCTCCAATTAAAAATAAAAATACCGGTTGAGTCGGCGCGTTCAATGGCAGTTGAATTGAACAGACGACAGGTTTACGCCATCCGTAACGGTTCCCGTTAACAAAGACACAGCACCGTCTGAAGACCTGACCAAAATTTGACCTACACCCGTACCCACCCCTGCGGAAAAAATGTAGTCATAAGGTGGGAAAAGGTTTGCTGGCAAGTAGAACATGATTGTTGATCCAGCAGCACTTCGCTTAACAAGTCCACGCAATCGAACAAAACCATTTGAATCAATGTTGTATCCAGCGGGCGCATAGGGTGACCCGAGTGAATTGGACCACGCACTTTCAAAGGTCACATTTGTCCACGAATAATCGCGGCCAGCGCTATACACACCGCCTTTTACTTTTTGTAAAAATAAACCTGTCTGGGCATATGGGAACGCTTCTGGCGGCTGAATAACAATGTTTGGCGCAACCAGCGTCAAATCTGGTGCTTTGTATATTTGGAAGTGGTTAGAGCCACCTAAAAAGTCAAAACGAATGGCGTCAATGACAAGTCCGGGCAAATCTATTGTCGTGTCAGTCGTCAGCTTAAATCCATACAACGGGTCGCTGCCTGAGAAACGCTCACCAGAAAAACCGTTGAATACGAATGGCCCCAAAGCCGGTAAACCGTCAATAAAACCACTTGCAATCTCTACATACGAGCCACCAGCCGGGGTCAAATACCCACCAAAAAACACCCAACTTCCCGTTGCTTGACCGCAATTAATGTAAACACACGCCGCATTTGCATCGGTAACACTTGATGTCAGTGTTGTGTTAACAAATACGTTGTCCAAGTTTGTCGATTGCGTCAGTGGGCCTAAATTAAGGTCATCTCGCTCACTTGTGTAAAAGCAATATTTTGCGCCGCCACCGTAGAGCCAAACATTCAGGTCCAGCCAGTAGTTGACTTCAGATGCGATTGAATAAATAGCGGCTACGGAATAGTTACCATAAACAGCAAGGCTGATGAATTTGTGAAACGCTGAAGATGCTGGACTTGTTCTGCCCAAAATCAAAGCAGATTTAGGGTACGCTCCGGACGTTGGACCACTCTGCAAGCAAAGATTCGATAAGGTCGTGCCAATTGATCCTTTAATGTTCACAATACTATTTCCGGAATGAACTCCGTAGATTGTGGTCGAGCCTTGGTCGTATATGGTGTTTGTGCCAAACTGACCATCGCCGACGAGGCTTATGCCGTTAATGGGAATAAGCAATTCTGCGGTTGTTTTGTATTTACCTTTTGGCAAACGAACAACGCCGCCGCCTGAGCTGAGAGAGTCGATTGCGGCTTGGATTGCAGCAGTAGTGTCAACGAGTCCTGTTCTTGCTTGCACATCGGCAATCATTGCTGGGGTCATAAAGTCAAACACGTTGACAGTAGCCCCAGAGATCATTGAATATGTTGCTTTAGTAAGTGACATTTTCGTTCCTTTAGACAATGTAGGTGATCGTGAAAAAGCAGTACCTACTTGCCCCACCTACAATTGCTACGTTCGTTCCTACGGTTATGCTGGAAAAAAGCACCTGCGATGCAGTGGTGCAGTAAGCAATTGACGGGTCTGTCCCAAAATTAAAAAATGCAGCCGTACCGTGGTAAATTTCACTTGGTGTAAAAGGAAGACCCGTAACAATTAAGTTACCCGATGCCCCTGTGGTGTCTACATCTGAAAATCTTGCATTAACAGTGACAATTCTCCCAATTTTTGTGTAACTGCCGGTTACGGTAATCGGAGTCGTGGGTGCTGTTGTAGTACCACTCATTGTGGCAGTCCAAGTGCCTTCTTCATAATCATCTAACAACTCACTGGTCATGCCAGCAGCAGATGGATCGGCAGAGAAGTCGATGCCTTTGCCTGCTGTGCCGATAACAAGGTTTCCGTTGACGATGGTTTGATCGCCGGTGCGTGTTGATGGGAATCCAACTGTCTTGAGCATTTTTAATCCTTAAAGCAAGAATTCAATTTTGGATGTAAACGGTGGAGCTTCGGAAAACACCACGTTACCCCCAGAATAGGTGTAGGTGTTTTTGAACTGGTACACGCCATTGATGTAGATTGCGCTTGGCGCACTAGAAAGTGGAAAAATCGTCTGTGATCCTGTCCCCGTAGGGTTACCACCAACGATTCCACTTCCTGCGCCAGCATTTCCATTCAGTGAGGAATAGACCAAACTTCCTTTGCAGTTTTGCACCAAGATGCTGTAGTCGCTGGCCACGTAAAAACGTGCGGGTGTACCCTGATAAACAGGATAGCCGTTGAGCGTGCGGATGGGCTGGACTGCTGGGATGGTTAAGGCCGAATCCCAGAATACCGCGATGGGGTTGACCTGGGGGTTCAGGTTGACCGTGCCAATCCAGATGTAACCATTCTCCAATGGCAAACCGTCACTGCCAGCAAATGCTGGGTATGGCGGTTGTATCGAAAGTGCGGACATTTACTGTTTCTCCTGGATGGTGAATTGTCGCTCAAGGCTGGACTGGTGGCAATGCCGTCGATGTGTTTGGCTTATAGTTTAAGGCTTTGGTAATTCTGGCCTTTATGCGGCGATCTGCTACGTTATCGCGCAGCATTTTCATGCCTTGCACAACTGGCAAAGGAACGCCAAAGGCTGCACCTTGAATAGCGGATTCAGCAATAAGGGCAGCGATTGTGCGAGCTGATCCTGAATTATTTATATTGGTGAGTGGGGGAGTGGATTGAATGTATTTCAGGACTTGATTGAGGTTCCTGATTTGTTCCGCTGCTGACACGCCCATGACTTGATCTAGTTTTCCGTTTTGATCAAACTGACGTAAAGCATTATCAAGTTTTGCCCCGCTGATAACTGGTAAATTGTCGGAGCCAATGCCGGCCTCTGACTTTTCAAGCAAATGGCGAACTGTGGCCCCTTGTAGCTCTTTCCATGCTTGCTGTCCTTCTTGGTCTGGAATAGTTGAAAGAACACGCTTAAGGTGTTGAATTTCACTTGGTCTGGCTGACAATATAGTTTTGCGGAAAACATCCTCAATAGGCGTTTGTGCGTCTGACATGCCTTTCTTCTCAAGCAACAGACGCGAAACAATAGCCCTGTTTTCATACTTTTGAGCTTGGCGTTGACGTTGGGCACGCATTGATTTGGTCATCTCCCCGCCGATGGGGTCGCCAATGTCATCAATTTGACGCTTCAAAATACTTGCCAATCGTTTGTCATTTGGATTCGCCGCGCTGATGGCTGAAACGGATTGGCGGAAATCTTCAAGCTGGCCCAATGTGACGTTTGGATTTGCAATGAGCTTTCCACCATCATCTATTTGAGCAATGCCAAGATTGACAGCGTTTTGACGTGCAGTGTCGGGAACGCCAGTTACACCCGCAACGCCTTTGGCTTGGCTATTGAGAAATTCAAGCACGGGCGTGGTGTCAACGGCTATTTGCGATTCTGGCGACTCGCGGAACTTGTTGTAAAGGGCATTGGTTTTTTTCTTTTCCAAATCCCATCCTGCCATGAGTGTGTCTACTACTTTGATGCCAGTGTTGGCGTAATCTCCGGACTCTGCACCAGTATCATCAAGTACTTGATTTAATTTTCCCAAAGCGGCGCGGTTGTTTTCTTGTTGTCTTTGTACAAATGGAGCTTGAAACTCCGCAGTTTTGGCCTTTTCTTTTTCAAAATCTAGCAAAGTTGGATCGCGCTTCATTTCGCCTTCAGTAAGGCGCAAACCAGCCATTTCAGCTTCTTGGGCACGTTGTAGCTCTAAAGGTGTGGCAGCTGCACCGCCTGAGACACGCGCACCGGCTGCTGGTGCTGCTGCTGGGGTCTCCATGCCCAAGGTCTCGCGCACGGCTGTGGTGGCCGCTTGCACTGGCCTTGCGATGGCTTGGCCTGTTGCTGTAGCTGCACGCTGTCCTGCTGCTGTTCCGATCTGACGGGCTGCGCCTACGGTTGGGGCTGCGGTGCGTGCGGCTTGCATCACGGCGCCTGGGGCTGCGATTGCAGGCAAGACTGGTGGGAGGACGTTGGACAGTACTTGACCCACGGCTTGCACCTGCTCTTGGCCAGCTTGGGTGCGTGGCTGGTAGGTGAGCGCCTGTGCGCCTTTTGCTGCGGCTTGTTCGACTGCACGCATGGCTTGTGGTGTGCCAAACTGACCGGAGAGGATCTGCTGAGACAAGCCTTGAAGTGTGCCTGCCAAAGTGCCAAGCGTGCCGCCGACTGCACCAGTGCCAAGGGTCAAGGCTGTCTCGCCTGCGCCAATGAGTTGCTGGCCTAAAGTGGGTTCAGGCGCTTGCGGTTCAGTGAATGGAACGATTGCTCCGGGAATTTGGTTGGCAGCTTCGCCACGGGCTTGCACAACGGCTTGGGCCAAACGGCGTGCTGCATCCATGTCGCCAGCTTTGTCAGCATTGCGTAAAGCTGTTTCGAGTTGCTGAAGGGTGGCCATTTATTTGCCCCCGTATTTTTTAAGCAAAGCGTCAATATCTCCGGGGCTTGTTTGAACTGACGGCGTGTCTGGAATGGACTCTGGCAAACCTGATCTTTTTGCCAATGTTGCACGGCCTTTGAGAATAAGACGTTGGGCTTCTTTGACGTTTTCAATCAAACGCTCTGGTGATTGTTTCAAACTAAGGTTTTGCAACGATGATTGCAGTTTGTCGCCTTCCTTCTCAGAAAGAGCGCCAGCGCCTTTCATCTTTGGGATTTGCGACATAAAAGCCTGCGAGCCTAAAGTTTCCACCAAGGCTTCGAAGTCGGCGGTGTCTTGGCTGAGTGTGGGCATCCTAGCCGAAATTGGGCCAGCAGCGGAACCAACAATGTTTTTGGGCGTCTTGAGAATCCTGTCGGCGGTGTTTAAAAAATTGTCCATGTCGGAACGTGCGCTTTCAACCTCTGCGACTTTTTCTCGCACGGTGGCATCACGCTTGTCGATCATTTCACGCAGTTTCAATTCGTTTTCTTGGCGCTTTAGGCTGTTTCCTTCTTTGGCCGTGGCTGCATTTATAGCGGCAATTCGGCTGTTTTGCTTGGCAATGTCAATATCGTTTTGAATCTTGGTGATGTCCCAACCCTTCTTTTGAAGGTCAATGACTGCATTGGATTCTGCAAACTTGGCTGCAACGGCGGCTTTTTGGGCATTTGCTGTAGACAAAGCCGCGTCCGCTGCTGCTTTCTCTGGTGCGTTTTTAGCTGTAGCCTGTGCGGTGGTGGCATCGGCCACGGCTTTGTCAGCGGCTGCTACGGCTGTTCGTAGTTCCTCAGGCGCTTTGGTTGCTGTTGTCCTTGCCTTCACCGATTTCTCATATCGGTCTGGGTCAAGGACTGCAAGTGATAAATTTGCGCCAGACTGAGCAGCGGCAAAGTCGCCTCTTTCGAGTGCGCCCAAAACATCTTCATAAATTTTGGTGGGTTCGCCTGAATTTTTCTTGGCTTCGATCAAAAGTTTTGTGCGGTTAATGGCAGCGGGGAAATCTTTCGCCTCCATTGCGTTGGAGATCTCAAAACCTTGTGTGAACTCGTTTTTTAGACGTTCTTCTCCAACGCCTTTGCGGACATCGCCAAAGGCTTCACGGAATTGCGGGTACTTGGCGATCATGCCAAGCCATGCCTTTTGCGATCCATCTGCCTGTGCCGCTTGCAGGTCATTGGCAAATTGCTGTTTAACCTCTTGCGCTTGTTGCTGCTGTTGGCGTTGCGCTAAAACTTGGCCAAGCTCAGAAAATGATCTGCCCAAGTCAACTTGGGGAGTCATCGCCATGTAGTTGACTGGTGCTTGTAATGGATTGATTGCCATGTTTTTAGACCTTGCTGTAATCAACCATGAGATAGCCGCCAGATTCTGAAACAGCGTTCGGGTAGATTGTTTGGACTTCTTGAGCCATCAAACCAACTTGACGTTTGCCACCCCAAATGTAGTCAAACTCATAGACGTTCAAACCATCTGGGCGTGTGCCAATTTGTTTGATGTTTTTCTTGAGTCGGCGGTCGCTAAATTGTGCGACTGTTTTTCCAATGTTTAGTAGATCTCCAAAAGACTGGCGTGCAACACCGCCACGAGCCATTTGACCGCCTGCTAGTGCTGCGCCTTGATTGCCTAAAAGGTTGCCAATGTTGCTGGCCGATTGCATTCCTTGTGAGGCTTGTCCAGCCGCCGCCGCCTGGCCCATTGTCGATAGTCCACCAAGTCGTCCATATTGTTGCTCAATCAAAGAGTTTAAAACTTGTGGTCGGAATTGAGACAAAGCCGCTTGCACGTTGCCGCCACGCAATCCACCTGTGGCAGATGCGTTTTGGAGGATGGCGTTTTCGCCTTGTTGAGTGATGGATTGAAACAATGGGGATTGCTCAAAATTTTGAATAGCTTGCTGTTGCGCGTCAGCACCTTGCAACCCAATTAAAGCCTGTTGCTGGCCCATTGCACCTGTACCGGCTTTGACGTATGGGGCCATTAATTCGACCAGTGCGTCAAATTGTCGGCGCTGTTCGTCAATGCCTTGTTGTGCAAATCCTGCCTGCGTTCTTCCTGCTGCTTCTGCGGCTTTGCCAGCTTGTTTTGCACCTGTAATGCCGCCAACGACATCGCCAATCAAATTACCTACAAAACTCATTTTGAACTCCAATCCAGCCGGGTCATGCCCAGCACGTAAACGTCTTTGACAATACCGCCCTGCATACACGCTGCGCGTCTGCGGCCTTCTTCTTTAAAACCGAGTTTTAGACAATAGTTTTTGGCCGCCTCCAAGCCTTCAATGATGTAGGCGGTGACGCGCTGAATGGGTTGGGCAAATGCCCACTGCAAACAGGCATTGCCGAGGGCGCGTGAATGCTTGATGGCCGACCGCTTCAAAAGTGCGTGCAACTCGATTTCGATGGGGGTAAATCGTACCGCCATGAATGCGCCAGCAAATGTGTTGCCAGTCCATGCGGACAAGTAGGTAACGAGAGGGTGGTCAATGTGCGCGGCTGGTCGGTGGTCGTGTCCGACTTTAGTGATGTACGGATCAGAATAGACCTCAAGAAGATGGCCTTTTGTGATTCCTTCAGTGACGACCAACATTTGCAACTCCTGTTTAGGGCAAGCTGCTGGCGGCTTTGGTGACTCAGCGGCCAGATTGTCCCATATTTGCATGATCTGTTCAATCTTCTTCAAACTCGCGTTCTTCCCAAGCCTGGCAAGAACGAAGATCGTGGCAGATGAAGTCGAATTTGTTGCAGTAACCACGGAAACCGGCATCGGTATCCCAATCGTTGCGCGGGATGCGCTCCATTTTGGCCTGGGTCATGGTGCTGTTGTCGTAATACTCGCAGTTCGAGCAACGGCGGCGGCGGGCTTCTTTCTCGTCCACCTGCATAGCCTTGCCAAGCGCAACCCAATACACCTTGTTGGCTGTGGGTTCGTTGCTTGGTTTTTCTGGGCCTAACATCCAATCATTGATCACGACTTGGGTGTTTTTCTTGTTTTCGGCTACGGTGATGAATTCTTCTTCAACCGGAAGGCCCATAAAGCCCTTGGGCATCATCATGAATTTGTCCATGCTGTTCTCCTTTAAGTGATTTCGCGGCCTGATGCTCGGATTGTCAGCGATGTGGCTGCGCTGGCGATGGTGCTGATGAAGCCACCAGGTTCAAGAGCTTGGCCGACCAACTCGGGGCTTGTATAAGTCTCATCGGGTGCAATGGCACGGGTGTCCATGATCAAGTTCGATGCGCCTGGGCTGCCTCCAGATGTCACCAAGTTGACACTGATCGTCACATTGGACGCGCTGGTGTTCGTGATTGTGAACTTGTCAATGATGGCTTTGCAGTTCACCGCTGTGTATTGCGTGGTTTGTGTGTTTTCGGCTTGTTTGGCCGGAATAAGTACTTTGACGGTAACGGTCATTTCATTTTCCTTATGTTGCTTGTGCGCCGCTGGCGATGATGGTGAGGCCTGCGGATGCGGCTTGGATCTGGATGGTGTCGCCTGCGTTCAGTACCTCGATGCCGTTGTATTGCAAAGCGTTATTGGCTGGGACTGAAACATCGTACAAGAAGGCGTTTCCTGTGCCTGCCGAGCCTGCCGATGGGACTAAGAACACACGCACGTTGATGGCCGCGCCTGTGGTGTTGGCGATGCTGAATTCTTTGAGCAGGGCGCGTGTGCTGGCCGGGACGGTGTACAGCGTGGTGACGCTGGTCGTGATGGCCGCTTGGCCCAGCTTGGTGGGTGTGATTACATCGAAAGCCATGTGAGCACCAGGTTAGATTTGACGGAGGACGGCAAGATGTCTGGAGTGACCGGGCCGCTTTCCCATCGTTGTTGGACGCCATCGTAAACCAACACATCTCCTGTGGCTGGAGCTGGAGCGTACACATCGGAAAGTTGACTTACCAGTGGCTCGGCTTGGACTCTGACAAAAACAGAACCAGATCCTGCTGTGGCCGCGTTGACCACGGCTGCCACCACCACATGAGGTGTCGGGGCTGCTGGCAGGTTCTTTGTCAGGCCACCTGCAAATGATGGGTTGTAGTACAGGATATCACCGTCGACCCATGTCTCACCGTAAGGTGCGCCGGTAGTGTTGAAGCCACGCACCAAACCAAAGCTGGAGACCAAGCCAAAACCATTTAGAGCAATTGTTTCTGCGGCCACGCCCATGACGAGCTGGCCATTGGTCAGGCCTGTGGCTGGCTTGCCTTTCAACACGCCGGATGCGCCGACAGAACCGTCAAACATGACCAACTGACCCTTAGCAATGGCTGCTGATGCCTTAATGTAGTAATACTGCGATTCACCGATAGCCTGGTTGACGTTTGGAGTCATTTCCAAGTTGAGGGTGTAGCCTCCATTCCAATGCAAACGTCCAACCTTTATCGCTGGTGCTGGTGCGTTCGTGTTGAAATCGATGTAATCGGTGGTTACCGAGTTGTTGCTTTCATTGACTGGCGCTGTGGCCAACAACTCTAAGGATTTAGCCAAACGGGAAATTGCATCATTTGCTTCATTTGCTGAGGCTTGGGCGTTGCCTGCTGCGGCGCTGACTTCTGCAAGTTCGTCTGGGATGTATTGCGCTTCATCAGCAACAGAAAACAGCATTTCAAACTGTCTGATCTGTTGCTGGTCGGTCAGGAACTGCGCGAGCTGGTCGCGGGTTAGGTTTAGTTTACGTGAAACGGGTGCGGTAGCCATCAGAATGCCAGTGGCTCGATCTGAGCTTCAAGTCGAATAAATGAGATATGGGCGTCACTGTCACCACGGAACCTTTGGATTCTCCAGTTTCTCATATGACCTTGCTGAAACCATGCAAGACGTTTTGCGGTGTTTCCTGTGGTTCCAACTGAAATGCTTTTGTCTTGACTCCACGCAAGACCGTTGATGGTGTAGCTGGTGCTGATCTTTGGGTTCTTGCCGAGTGCTACGCTGCCCGTCAAACTGACCAATTCCAAACGATTAAAGATAGCGCCGTTGCCTTCGTTGTAGGCAATGATCGTGCCGAATTCCCAGCGGACTTGCTGGCCCCAATGATGGCCTGTGTCTTGCACCAAATAGCCGATGGCGTTGCTCTGTGGGTCGCCCACAAGCCATTTGTCGTAAGCCCAAACCATGTTTCGTGCGCGGTATTGAGCGAATCCGACCACGGTAGTGGTGAGAGTAAACCAGACCTGATCGCCAAGTGCTTCAGATGCTGATGCGTCATAAACCATCGTTCTATCTGGAAGATGGACGTAGAGGTGTTGATGGTTTTTGTCGTTGCGTGCTTCAAGTTTGACTTGAGTAAGTTGCGCCTCGGTGTAGGTCAGGAGCAGGTTGTCAATTTCCTGCGTGCTGATTTTTTGGGTGGTGGCTGCTGCGCCGATGTAGATGCCTGGGGCTTCGTTGCGCCCACCACCAAGAAAGGCGATGCGCTCCAAGTAGACGCAGCAAGCCTGTGTGCCAAGACAACCTTTTTGAACTTGAGCGCCGTCAATTCTTTGAAATGGAAAAAGTTCACCGCCCACGTTATCAAATACTTCAATGGTGTTGCGGTTGAGGGCGTAGATTTCGTTTCTCAGCTTGAGCAGAGCCACCACGGGATCTGGGTCAACTTCAGAACTTCCATATTTCAATGGGTTGACTTGTGTGGGGTCGTTCAGTTCGGTGACGACAATAAATTCACCGTCTGTGGTCATGAAATAACCATCAACCCACACCACATCCAAAACGGTTCCGATATCAGGGTCGGTTACTTGAGTAAGTGTGCCGTTCCAGTAGTACAGACGCCCACCGGATGCAATGGCCAATCGGTCGAAGCTGTAATCAAAAGAAACCAAGTTATTAACAGTGCCGCCAACATCACCTAAAACTGTTACAGCGCCATTACTGGCCACGGTCACTAGCTTTGTGCCCATGACTCGGTAGCAGACGCCATTCCAGTTAATGCCGCCACGGTCTATGCCTGGGCCTGTACCGTTAGACACAATCCCGTCACCAGGGCGCAGAAATTCGTTGCTGATGCCGGACTGCTTGGGCACTGGAACCATGTTGACCGGGTACGCTGTGCGTAACTCTGGCGTGGTGTCAGCGTAGATGCCCGAAAGGATTTGGATTTGCATTCAGCTCACCACTTTTCTTTTGCCGCCCAAAATGCCGCTGACATCTTGCCTTTGGCAATGTTCTTTGCATGTCTGGCCATGAATGATTCGCGCCGGGCCTTTGACGCTTTTGACTCGCCCTCTTTTTTGGGAGAGCCGGACACGCCTTGCTGACCAAAACGAATGGTCTTGATCTGGTCGCCCGACTTGGCCACGACGACATGGGATTTTGTCGGGTGGCTCGGGGTGGCCTTGGGCTTGTTGTAGCCCGAGACCCCGGCACGGGCAAGGCGTGTGTCTTTGGTGGCCATGATTATCCAACGCGATACCAGCTATTTGTAGCTTGGTAGAAACGCATGGTGAAGAAAGCATTGGCTGCCAGGGTGGTGGGTGCGCCAAATGCTGCTGCTGCGCCGTTCAGAGCCAGCGTGAAGCTGGTGATGGTCTGGGTGGTGGTGACCAGCACCTGTGTGCCGTCTGGCACGCCAGTGTTCAAAGGCAGAGTGACTGTGCCAGCTGCCAGAGTACCGGCAGGCTGCAAGATCATCCACTGCTGTTCGCTGGTGGGCGTTGGCACGGTGATGTTGAAGCCAGTGCCTGGGGTGTACAGGTTGGTCGCCACAGTAGGGGCTGCAAATGTCTGCTGGAAGTATTGCAGCAGCTGCGTGATCGAGACCTTGCGAGCATCCCCATTGTTGGAGACGTAGACCGGAATGAGGTCGCCGCCAGATACTTGGCTGATGCCTGAAAGTTGGTTGATGGTTGGCATATTGGTTCCTCAGTTGAATTCGATGGGGCCATCGCCACCAGCCAAAACTGGATCTGCGGGTGGACGGATAAAGGGGTTGTCGTAGACGCGCCAGGGTTTGTTGCCAGAGCCTGATGGCATGGTGCTTGGCAGTTGTTGCTGCACTGGCATGGCTGCAATGGACAGGAGCGTGTTGTAAGATTCTTTGGCCGTGGCTTTGGTGTCAGGCAAAACTTGTTTGCCATAAGACGGGGCCAGTTTGATCGCCAAGTTTGTGTAGATGGCCTGATTGGATGAATCAGGCACGTTGGTTTGTTCGTCGAGGTCGCTATCACATGGCTCAGAGGGTAGTGGGTAGCCCAATCGGATACCGAGGGCGTTCCATGCGGCCATCATGGTGTCCAAGCGCCGGATTGCGGATTGCATTTGCTCTGGCGTCAGGTCAAAGGCGTAAGAGGCCAGTCCGATTTCGTCAAATGCCTGCTCAATAAATTGGCGCTTAGTCCAGCCCATATCATTCTCCTGCGGACAGTTTGTCTTGGATCAATTGTCCCAGTTTTTTGTCTTTGGTGCGACCGTCAAATTTAATCCCGAGTTCAGTCGCTTTGGCCTCGAGTTCTGCGCGAGTAGGGGCTGCGTTGTCGTCTTGTTCAATATCGGTCAAAACTTCTTGTTCTGCTGCTTGTTCAGCAAGAAGACGATGATTGATGCCGTCGATAGGTTTAGAGGGTTTGCGAACCCTGACAGGCTTTTTGCCCTTGCGGTATTTGGGGGTGAGAATCTTTTCTTGCATCATTTGGCCTTTTTGGGTGCTTTACCTGGCTTGCCTGCTGCCTTGGCTGCTTTCTCGGCTGTGCTGAGTGCAATAGCCACGGCTTGTTTTTGGGGTTTGCCGGATTTCATCTCTTTAGAGATGTTTTTCCCGATGGATTTGCTCGAATAGCCTTTGGTCAATGGCATGAAATTCTCCTATTGAAAAAAGGGGGAGCCGAAGCCCCCCCAATTTTTTGGCCAGATTATTGATTGAACAGGAGCACCCCGTTCATCTGGGGGTTCTTGTTGACCACACCGAACAGTGTGTCCATACGATATTTGATAGTCATGCTATCAATGTCATAGAACTTCTGCATCACCAGTTCAATGCCTTGGTCGGTGGTGGCACGCATCACTGCGACACCAGCGTCCGATGGCACTGCGTAACGGCCAGGCAAGATTTCCAGAGAGTCACGCTGCCAGAACACGTTCACCGAGGCGGAGTTCACGTTCAGGAAGGTAATCGCAGCAGTGTTGGAAGGTGTAACCACTTCCACGTTCTTGTACTGCTTCTGGGCATCGGTTGGGGTCAAACCTTGAGCGCCGATGATCGGGGGAGTGATCACCATGGTGGTGCTGTTGGTCACGCTCACGACACGGAAGGTCTTCAGTTGGCCTGTGCTTTGCTTGGTGATTTGATGCACGGCCTGCACGCCACCGATTGTGAAGGCATCGCCAGCACGCACGTTGGTTGTGGAGGAGACAGTCACGGTCTGGAAACGGTTGTCCACGTTGATCTGACCACCAACGGCTGTCGATGTGGCCTGAGGCGCGTAGTTGGCTTGTGAGCCTGCGTCCAGTGTGTCGATGGTGATGGAACCACCACCACCAGCGGCGAGCTGACGATTGGCGTAATCCATTTTGTAGGTCTCGAAACCTGCAACCATGCCCACGTAGCTGCGCTCGTAAGCCTTATCGGACTTGGCATTACCGAAGCTGCGGGTAGCGGCAGCCAAGTTACCAGCCAGACCGTTGTAGTCACGGCTAGACAAAGCCATGAAACGGTCGTAGTCGGGGATGCCTTGCTCGTTCATGATGGCATCGCACAGGGCTACGTCATCATAATCACCAGCAGCAGCGTTGATCGGCACAACCAACGAACCCAAGCCAGCGGCTGCGTTCATGATGGCGATGTTGATGTCGCTGGCCAGCTTTTGCTTGGCAGACTCACCAAGGCGGCCTTCTTGCAAGGCATCGCGCAGTTCGAGGGTGGTCATTTCCCATGGCACGGTCTTGCTGAAGCCCAGAGTGGCGGGGACGGCCAACTGTGTCATGCCCTGATAGCCAGGGATCGCAGTCCCAGGGGTGCTGTTGATCGACTGAGCGATGTAGGGCTGTGGACGCCAGATGGTGTTATTGGCGCGTTCCATCATCGTCTGATCTGTGTTGTAGATGTTGACATGACGGGACAAAACCAAAGCGTCTTGGAAGCCTTCGAGGAGGTCTTCAAAGGCAACGCGTTCTTCTTTGCTGAATGAGTTAGACATGGTATTTCCTTAAAAAAATCATTTAGATGAAACTGCTCGTTTCTGCGCTTTGTACTGAATGACCTTGGTCATGTTGCCAGTACGAGCCGCTTCTTCTCGCAGCCGTTCGAGGGTTGAGTCCACCGCCCCAGAGACTCGACCTGTACCAGATACGACTCTTTCGGGTGGCGGGGCTGCCTTACGGTTGGTCACTTTCAAATCTTTCTCCAGTTTTGCGACCGCAAAGGCAAACTTTACGGGGTCTTTGATGGCTGCCAGCTCTTGCGCCTTCTTGGGGTTCTTGCCGAGTGCGTAGACGACGAGGGCGGGATTGTCCGCACCTTGCAGCATGACGCCTTGCTGGGTGACGTTGAATAATTCCTGAGCAACTGCCTCGGCGTCTTCAAAGTCTTTGACTCTCAGTTCGGCTTTCGCCTTGCCATAGCCATCCAGTTTGGCTTGCCAGGCTTTCTGCTGATTCATAACTTCAGCTTCTTGTCTGGCGTTGATTTCATCGGCTTGTCGCTTGCGCTCAAACCATGAAGCCAATGCTTCCTCGTACTTGTCAGCATCGTAATCGTGATCTTCAAGTTTTGGCTTTGGCCCCAACGTGACTGGCTTGGTCTCAGTCTGCGCGGTGGTTTGTAGCCTTGTTTGAAGTTCGCGGTTTTGGCGCTGAAGTTCTCGGTTCGTCTTGCGTAGCTCTCGTACCCATTCAGGTGCGTGTGCTGGTTCTTCGGTGGGTGGCGCTTCCTCACCAATGGAGACTACAACCTCGTCTGATTCTTCCTGTTCATTTTTAGATTCCTGCTCGCATTCGGTTTGCGCCTCGGGCTGCTCGGTTTCCTCGATGACTGCGGTGTCGTCGTTCGTGGTTTCGTCTTCCTGTTCTGCCTGTGTGTTCATCGTTGACCCTGTGAAACTCACCCATTAAAAACGGCTGGGTGGATACCGTTGTTCTAATTGTCGCTTTTTTGCAACTTGTTTGCAATTACTGGCCAAGCCAAACGCCTGTTTGTTGATAAATGGTGTTTGGGTCGGTTCCCATATCTCTGAGCATCATGGCTTGAAGTTGCATGTCTGACGGCCTTTCTTGAGCCAATAAATCAGGTGCAGCTACTCCCATCGTGGCCGCTGTTGCGGCTGTCTTTCGGAATGGGTCAAAAGCTGCAAAGCGTGAACGGATTTGATCTGCGTTTTTAACAACAGCCGCAGGGCTATTTGTATTGACCATTTTTACACCATCATAAATTTCGTTTCCAGCGTTTTGAAAAATCTCTTTTAATCCACTTGCCCTGTTGGGGTCTAAAGCATCATAGATATAAGGATTTTCTAACCTAACCAATGAAGGAATTACATTTGGATTTCCTGCGCTTGCATTTGCAAATTTGCTTGCAACATCTTGATTTCCAAACCAAAACCCCCTGTCTAACTTGTCAAATTTCTTATCAAACTTTGCAATATCTGCGCCAGTTCCATGATACAAAGGTGTATCAAATCCCATAGCCGCCGCACGTTCAGCTGCCGTATTGTTTGCTGGCAAGCCTAAACCTCCTTTTTCAACAGGTAGTGCCGCACGTTGTTGCGCTAGTCTTAGGGCTTCTGCTTGTGGTGGGCTTACATTCTTGATGCTCATGCCCACTGGCATACCTCTGGTGGCTTGAGCCACTTTCCCAAGCATTGGGGCTGCAATGGCGGCTGATTCAATGACTTCTGGTCTGAATCTGGATGTACCACCAATACCACCAGCCCCGGTTGTCAGGGGTTCGCCGTATGCAATCCGGCCCAATGTCTTGCTCATGGCTTCAGCGCCAAGTGCTTTGGCTATAAATTGAATGGGCGCGGGGACTCTTTCTCCATAAGTGGCAGCGAGTAAGTCAGAGATGTAACCAATCCCTTGATCTCGCGGCGTAGCCTGCATGAAATCTTGGCCTGGCCTTCTTGCTGTCCTCGTAATGTCGCTCATTGTTCACCCATTGCTTTCAAAACCAAGTCGGAATCCATCTCGACACTCAACATCAATGCGTCAATTGCATCTTGTTCGTCTTGAATATATTCCTGAATTGCTTTTTGTGCCGATTGCATTTCTGTTTGAAACTCTTGTTTTATTTGGAGTCTTGCTTGCAGTTGTGCGTTTTCGATTCTCAGCGCCTCAAGGTCAATGTTTCCAATCTCATAGGCGTTGATTTTCTGAGCCAGTTTGACGGCTTCGGGTTTGTTGGTTTTACGCAACGTGGTCTGAGCTTGGCGTAGGGCAAGGGATTGTTCAAAAGCTGCACGTTCGTTGGCCCAGCCCTTTCGTTTGCTCGCCTTACCTGGGCCGCCACCGCCTTGGGGTTGTTCAAAGAAGCCCCATGAGTTACCCCATGAGTACCCCCAAGATCCACCCCATGCGTCCCATGCCTGCATTTAGACTGGCCCCCATGGATCTGATTGCGTACCAGTTCCATCGACAAACACATCGTTGACTTTGATGATGTTGGAGTCAACCACATCGCCCACTTGAATTGGTGTGCCCAAAGCATCAACAGCGTTTTGCAAAATATCGACTTTGGTGTTGATTTCCGTGATTTCAGGGGCTTGGGCAAGTTGGATCTGGTCGCCCACGTAGAAGGCTTGTGTATATACACCTTTGGCCATTGATGTTCGGCGGCGGATGTTGGAGTTAATGTCCACGCCGATAATGTCAAATCCTGTCACACCGATGAAGCGATATGTTACGTTTCCGACAGTCGCCAATAAGGTTCCGGTGGCGTAATCAGCGGTTGGGGTGGAGGTCGTAACCTTCCAGAGTTGGAATGTTCCGTCACCGCCGTTAATCGTCAGTTGCGAGTTTCCGTTTGCATCCTCGATGGCAATCGTAATCACCTCTGTACTGTTGGCCGTGATTGTTGCAGGAGGTGTGGCAACTTCCGTGGTGTATTTGGAATCACCAGCGTAAGAGGTGGATTTTGTCGTAATCGTGCCGCTGGTGATGGAGTACACCGAAGCAGCGGATTGGTTAATCACATGGTTGAATGTGCCGATTTCAATGCTGGTGCCGGAGCGAGTGGCGATTTGTCCTAGCTTGATGCCTTGCTCGGTCAGTCTAAATGCTGCCGTCCTGTCATAGAACTTGCTGGCAGTTTCAATGGCGGTATAGGCTTGCACCGTGGCCAGTGTGGTTTGGGTGATGCCAACGTCTTCAACGTCCGCCAAGTTGATTACATTCAAACCATCGGCCAAAGTAAGGACTTGGGCAAAGCGTTGGAATCGGTACAACTCACGGGCCACCAACTGCGCTGGGGTCGTGCCTGGCGCAAAGTAGACCTGATACGTGGCTTGGTTTGTGTTGGCTTGGTAAAGGGTTGTAATGCCCGTAGCGTTGTTGCCCACGTACAAAGACGACCCGTTGGTAACTCCGTTGATTTGCAGTATCTTGGACGTGCCAGCGGTGGTTGTATAAACAGCCGTAATTGTTCCGCTGTTGGTGACTGTCTCAGCGCGAATTGTGCGAAGGTTGGTTCCTGCGTTAATCGTGCCTGTGTTGTTGATCGACCATCCCACATAATAGGTTTGACCGTTTGACACCGTGCATTCGTCAGGCGTTTGCAGGTTTGCGGTCTGATTCAGTTGGTACTGATAGGCATCGTAAATCTGTTGGATTGTCAAAGTGCCCGTGACTGAAATCACTTTCGTTGAGAAATTGAAAGCCACGCCAGTGATGGCTGCGGCGTTGGCAATCACTTTGTTAGTCGTTGGAAGGCTTACATGAGTGAATATCGGATTCGCAGAGCCGTTACCCCAAAGATTGACGAGGACGCTTTGCTTGTCGTACCCGTAGCGGCTTGAGTAAATTGTGTGCGTTTCAGCGCCAGGGGTTTGACCAGTGCAGAAATAGCGCGAAGTTGTAATGTTGGTGGCGTTGGCGTTGCTGAATTGCCAAGCAAATACAAAATCCTTTGACGCTGCTCCGCTTACAAACGTGGCGGTCTGGAGCGACAAATCAAAGGTAATGTCGGACGTTTCGACGTTTGATCGAATCCCCGGCACGTTTGTACCAACTGGTTGAAAATACAATGTGCCATCACTGAGTGAAGCGCCGACAGCGTCTTGAGCTTTTGCCGAAATGCCTTTGACATACTCGACCACGTTGTATCTGGTGTTTCCAAACAACATTGATCGCCATGCTTCGTTCGTGCCGCGAAGGTTGTTTTTTAATTTCAAATGCGGGTTGGCTGACAGCGTAAAAGACACGTTTGGGTAAGCCAAGCCTTTTACATAGGTCGCATCGTAATCTTCAATGTCAATGACAGTTGCTCCTGTGGCGTAGCCAATTTCAGGGCCATCAATATCGACGGGCGTGTAGCCTTTCAGTGAATACTGGTTGACGGAGATATTAAGCCAAACACCGACATAGGTTTTGTTGGCTTGGAAGTTGATTGCTCTTTGCTGTTGAATCCGTAGGCGTCCGCGCTCACCGTTGCCAGAGTCAAAGTTAGCAGACAGCAACCAAACACGATCTCCTTGGGTTGTGATAATGCCGTGGTTGTTTGTCGGGACAATTAGGTAACCAGAGCCAAACGCGATGGATGCGTCTCTGACGGTCAATTTTGCAGGGCTTGCAGGGTTGGTGCTTGCCAAAACAAATGTGGTTGTGCTGTAAGTATTGTTCAGCCAGTTCAAGCCAACTTGAGACAGTGGGCCGTTGGCCGCTGTTGTCTTTTGGCCATTTACAATCAACTCACCGCCAGCGTTGATAGTCAGAATCTGGTTGCTGTTGTTTTGAAATATGGCACTTGTCGAATCGATCGTGAGCGTGCCGTTTACGGTCAGATTGTTCGTGCCTGTGCTGAACGTCGCAAAATTCCCGCGAGTTGTTTTTGTCGTACCCGTTGGCGCGGCGGTGGCGGCGGTGACTGTATCAGTGCCACTTTGGGTGATGTTTGGGCTAACGAAGCTGAAGGTCATAAATTAACCCTCGGTAATTGACGTCTTGTTTGCAGAAGCCTCAAGGCCCAAACCTCTAATGACTATGTTATAGGCTCCATCGGCTGATGCGTCCCAAGTCTTGTAGGTTTGCTCACCATTCAATTCAAACGAACCCTCACCGCAGTGGACGCCGTTTGCATCCAGCAGGGTGTATTTGAAAATTACTTGATCGAACAGGTTATCAAACACCGATTGGACGTTGATCGCGTCAATGGTTGTTTGTTTCCCGTTTACGTATGCAATTTGAGGTGTTACTTTGACGGATTTCATGGGAGTACCTTCCTTTAATCTTCGATTTTGATGCCGACAATCTTACCTTTTTCACGCAAAATGCGGCGCGGTTTTTTGAGTACCTCGACCGTCTTTGCTTGAGCTTGGGCTGATTTGTCCTGAGACTCTGCGGTTTTGTCTGCTGCTTCTTGGATGGCTTTTGCCTGGGCTGACATGACGTCTTTGAATTCGGTCATGGCCTCCAAGACTTGCATTCCAATCTGCTCGCTTCGCAGGTCGTTTTGCGCCCTGGCTTTGGTCTTGCCTGTTTCGTCTCGCTCGATGGCCACACCGTTGTTCATCATCTCCATGGCGTGCTTTTCTTCGGCCATCTCGATTTCTTTTGCGAGCTTGTAGGCCTCCAGTTCCATCTTGCGGAGTTTGATCTCTGTCTCTGGGTTTGGCATGGCTTCCTGTGGCATTGGGATTTGTTCGACTGCCATAGGTTGTTCTGTCGCTTGTGGGGTTTGCTGTTGTGGTTCTTGTCCAATGCCTGCCAATACTTCGGCGGTTTTGGCTTGAGACAATTCTGCATCTGCAATGGTCTTGACCGTGTTGGCTCGGGCTTGGGCGGCTTTGGCCTCGGCTTCTTGTGCTGCGGCCTGCAAGTACATCGTGTTTGGGTCTTGCGGCTGGTTTTGCATCTCAGCCATGAGTTCCTGGGCCTCGTCGTCGGTGGGCTTGACCACGCCCATGCGCAGCAGCTTTTTGCGGAAGTAAGCATTGGCGTCTGACATTCCCTCGCCTTCCATGTTCATCATGGCCATGGCGGTGAGGACTTGCTGGGTTTCTGGGTCTTGCGTCATTTGCAGCACACCAGTCAAGGCGCGGACAGTTGCCTCGCGTTTGCTTGAGCTGGACGGGCCAACATCTGCCACGACGTCAAAGGTCGCAGAACTGAGGTCATTTTCTAAAACGACCTCGCCTGTTTCTTGGTCGATTGTGGGGCGCATAAGTTCGGCCATGCCTGTCTGTCCATCGGGCGCAATGGTTTTCATCTTGCGCTTTTCTTCGACGTAGATTTCTTTGGCCATTGAAAGCCAGATCTCGCCGCATCGTTTCATGCCCTTGGCAAAGTTGCTCATGTAGATAAAGGCCTGCATATCTACACGGGTCTGAATCATCTCCACGGCTTTACCAGACATGCCACTGACCATCTTGTCAGCTCCCTGGGGATTGCCCAAAATGTCTTGCATGTCGGTTTCTGTGATCTGCAACAGCGCAGCCATTGCCGGAGGGATGTTGGGAGCGCGGGTGTAGGCCACTGGCCCCGATACAGCCTGGTTGCCGTTCTGGTCAGTGATCGGGTTGATCAGCAAGTAAGGGTAGTCTTTGAGGTTGTCCTCAGACCACATGACCTGATGACCTGCGACCTGTTCGGGGGTCAGAATAGGTTTCTCAACCGATGACAGTGCGCTGATTTCTCCTAATTTGGAGAGTTGCATGTTCTTGAGGCGCTGGGCGTCTTTGGCCAGACGAACATGACCCATGCAGCGTTCGACGTTATCCACAAACCAGCGTTTACCGTACACCACGACGATGGGAATACATTTACCCGCAATGTAGCCTGCATCCTCCAGAACTTTGCCGCCGGACATGATGTATTTGCGAACCCGCTTGCGCTTGACCTTTTTCTGACGGACTTCAACCGTTCCGATAGCGGCAAGGGTTTCTTCTAGGGTCTCGTCGTTGGCGAAGTCTTGCTGTGTGTAGCGTTCCTCTTCGCCTGCGATGTTCTGGAAGATGCGGATGGTCTCGGTCTTTTCCTCGACCTTGTAATACTCAGCGACATAGACCACATCAGGTGTACACCAGTCGAATTCATACTGGTGGATGATCTTGGGCCAGTCGGTTGGGTCGTCGCCCCAGGTGTCTTTATATGCTTGGCGGGTCATTGAAGTGACCACAAAGCAATACTTGGCGTCTGACTTATCCTGTCGTTTAGCACCGAGGTCAAAGAAAACAGAGCTGTCAGCGTCGAAGATGGGTTCGATCCTGATGCGCTGGCGGTCGTCCTCGTCGTTTTCTTCGTCTTCGTAGACAGTTCTCAAACGCCATGCCCCGATTCCACCACCGACTGCTTCCTCAAAGGCGTTGTCGTAGGCCTCATCTGCGACGGATGCCTGTTCGTCAGCACGATACAGACCGTCACAAACCTCGGCCAGCTTGTCGTTTTCCTGGCCATCCTTGGACACGTAGTCCACCGTGATGCGGTTGTTTCGGTACTCGTTGATGATGCGAATCACCGCCAACATGACCTTGTTAACCTCGAATTTAGGTTTGTTCTCGTACTGATTCCAAAGCGGGCCTTCCCATTGACTTCCAGCCAAAGAGTAAAAACGCCTGTCTTGGAGGCATTGGAGTCTTTCGTCTCGGAGGGCTGTTTGTACGTCATCAAACTGCGCCAGGGCTTCTGCGTGAAGGTTGGCGAGTCGTTGGTCGTTGGAGAGTCGGGCCATGTTTAATCCTCAATTTGTGCGATTGTCTCACCACTTCTTCACATTTGGCAAAGGGGTAAAGATGGCGGGTTTGGATGCACCAGCCCGGCGGACGGCTTCGCAAGCGTAACGCAAGGCGTCGATTACGTGGTTTTTCTTGTCTTCCAGCACGGGAAGAATCTTGCCCGTAAGGGGGTCGGTCTTGTAACTGTACAGGGTTAATTCATCAATAGTGTGAACACATCGGGGGTGAACCACTATGTCATAGTTCTTAAGAAACTCGATGCCTTCCTCCACCGATCTTGGCCCTTTGACCGCGGTCATGATCTTGGGGAATCCGTTCTTTTTCATGTGGCTGATCGTTTCAGGTCTTGCTGAATCAGCAACGATGGGCCACTTTTCTGCCTCGGGCACGGTCATGAACAACTCAGGAGTGTTCACGATCTCGCAGCCGACCATGTAAGCCTCATAGTCGATGTAAAGAGTTCGCCCAATGATGTGACACCGGACAAGGGTGGTGGGGTCAACGGCAAAACCCCAATCCGCCCCAAGCCGATGGATGGCGTCTGGTGGTGCTTCAAACTCCTCGACCTTCCAATTCTTAAATACTCTGGTATTACTGTTTGTTAAATACCCACCCATCCAAACGTGCTGGTATTTGTCTGGGTCGCGGCGTTTGTCGTATTCCATTTCATCCTTGAGGACGTCAGGAAACCACGGGTTGTCTGTAAAGTTAACTTTGAGAACGGTCGCGTCTTTTGGTGGAGTTGGCCCACGCAAGAGGTGGTCAACTGGATCTGACTGTTGCCTTGGGTTCCAAGTAAACCAGAGTTCTGAGTCGGGTTTGCGGATGGTTGGCCGCAGGAGGTCAAGGCTAGTCTGACTCAGGCTTTGGGCTTCCTCAACCCAGGCGCAGTCGTAGCCCTCCAGCGACTTGATCGAGTCGGCGGTGTGGTTCTGCATACCCTGGAAGATGATCGCCCCGTCGCCCTTGCGGGACTTGATGACGGCATCCTGCACTTCAAAGTAAGCACCAGCGTTCATGGCCTCGATCTTGGTTTCGAGCAATCGTTTAACCGACTGATTCAGGGATTTCTGGATCTCGCGCACGCAAACCGAGCGCCGCTTCTGGTCCATGATGTGGGCCTCGATCATCAGCTCGGCAAACATGTGTGACTTGCCAGAGCCTCGGCCACCCCATGCGCCTTTGTAGCGGCTGGGATCCAAAAGGGGCAGGGCCCATTCTGGGGTGGGGAGTTGCAAGACCTTACCCATTCTTGACGATCACCCGTTCGATCTTGGCGAACTCCAATGGAGCGCCGTCGGCCCCGGTGAGCTCATGCTTCTGAGTTTCGGCCCAGCGCATTTGCGTTTTGCTCCACCAGATGGCCGCGGTCGTGTCGCCTGCCATGACCTTCTGGAATAGGGTTTTCCCTACCTGGGCGTTGGCTTTAGACTTGCCGCTGATAAGTTCATTGGCAAAATGGGCGCGAAGCGTATCAATGTGAATGCCATCACGCACCAAGACTGCAATCTGGTCGAAAGGCAAGCCGTAACCTGACAGTGCCTCGACTTGTTTGCGCTCGGCATCGGTCGGCTCAAAGGCTGGCCTGCCTGCTCCTGGCTGCGCTCCACCGCCGTTTGGAAAGCGTGCGCCACCCTTCTTCCCTTTTGTTTGTGTCGGTTTTTCTTCAGTGGCCTGTTTCTTGCTTGTCATTTTTAACCTCCGCGAAAGGTTGTCCAGTTTCTGCGTGAACTGCGATTTTGCCAGTGAAGTCCTGCCAGCGTTTGACGATGACATCGCAGTAATCTGGGGACATCTCCATGCCAAAGCATTTGCGATTCGTTTTTTCACATGCCATCAATGTGCTGCCAGAGCCAAGAAACAGATCAAGGATTGATGCGTCTTTGTCTGTGTAGTTTGTGATTCCCCATTCACACAATGCCACTGGCTTCTGTGTAGGGTGAACTCGTTTATCTTTTTCACCTTCCCTGATCATGCCGTTCCAAAGTTGTTTGTGAACTCTGGCCGGACTGGTCATGTTTGTCCATGCCAGCTCGCAGTCTGCAAATGTGTTGACGATTCCTGAGTCGCCTCGTTTATCCCAGACGAGCCAACATGATGATGGTGGCAGCTTATTTGAAAAGTAATTTCCACCCCACAGCACGATCTTTTTTGCACCAATGGACACACATGCGTTGTATGCCTCGATTGCCGTGTCGGTTGTCTCATCACCAATGATCGGTTTGTAATTGCCTTTTTTTGCAACACCAAAATCAGCGCCAACCATGCCATCTTTGACAACAGCCACACCATAAGGTGGGTCAGTGAACACCATGTCAATGGATTGTTTTTCTGTCAGTTTCTCAATTGCATCGATGCTGGTCGAGTGACCGCACATAAGCCGGTGCTTGCCAAGAAGCCACACATCTCCCAGGACAGTTACCGGCTGCGCTGGCACTTCTGGCACTGCATCCTCGTCAGTTTGCCCCGGTTCTATTTCCTCTGGCATCAGCGCCGCGATCTCATCGGCTGTGAATCCAGTCAGATCGAGGTCAAAGTCCATGCCCTGCAACTCGCTGAACTCCAAAGCCAGCATTTCATTGTCCCACCCTGCATTCAGGGCCAGTTTGTTGTCAGCAATGACGTAGGCGCGTTTCTTGGCATCGCTCCAGCCTTTGGCCACCATGACAGGAACTTCGGTCATCTTAAGGCGTTGGGCTGCGAGGGTACGACCGTGGCCGGCAATGATGCTGCCGTCCTCATCCACCAGGACTGGTGTTGTCCATCCCCATTCCTTGATGCTGGCTGCCAGCTGGCTGATTTGTTCGTCAGAGTGGGTTCGGCTGTTGCGTGCGTATGGCGTGAGGCGGGTAATGTCCCACTTTTCCACTTTATCCGCTGGGTTAACCATCAAAACCCACCGTTTCGAGTGGTGGTGCAGGTGTAGCTTCCATCCCAATTCTTTACACACCTGGTTGTGGTTTGGGCTTGGACTGCGAAAGAAAAGAACAGAACTGCGATTGTGAATAGGGTTTTCACGGGTTACTCCTTTGGGTTAAATGGTTGATGGCCTCGCCGCTTTGTGGACAAGAACACGGATTGATCGACTCTTTCCGGGTGATTCGCGCTTCCCCGTTCTCTAGTACCGTGCTTCACGTTGTTGACTCTCCGAGAATCCCCGGAGTTCGTCTTACCATCATGGTGGGGCACTGTCGGCGGGTAGCGCACCACTTACCGTATCGTTGCCAAACAGTGAACCCCATCATGATGATGCTGGCCTTTTACATCGCCAGCGCGGATGTGTTTATTTTACATCGTTGCAAGATTTTTTTGCAATTATTTTGCATCTTTTTTTAGCCTTCTAGCTTCTGCGTTGTAGTGCCTGGCGATCTCCTGCAAACCTTCTTTGGTGTACTTTCGCACGGTCTGATCGGATTCGATTTGCTCTACCCTGGTTAAACCGATCCGTTCAATCAGTCCTTTTCGGTATGCAAGGACGTTCCCGGCTAAGTACTGGTTGCAGTGTTTACATTGGCCATGGCAGTTATCCTCGACAAATCTCATGTGTGGCGCAGAACCAACACTCCGGAAATGTCCGGCGTCTGTGCTGTTTGATTCGTTTGTTGCTTTTTTACCACAACTTATGCAAGGCTTGTCAGAATCCCTAACCCTTACAAACGCATTAAACGCCGTTTGAGCGACTTTCACCAGTTGGGGCTTAGTCCTCATGGCGTCTAGCTTTTCTCGGGTCTTCTTACGGTCTTCTTGGGCTTCCTTGGCTTTCTTTTTTTCTGTTGCTTGCCTTGCATGGGCTAATCCGCAAATCGCAGAACACACACGCTGTAACGGCCTAACCAAAACAAAAGCGGAACCACAAACTTTGCATTTTTTTTCTTGCATCAAATTGCTCCAATTCGTTTTAAACGTGAATAAAGAGTGTTGTAGTTAATTTTTAAACGATTTGAATGCAGTGAAATTGTTGATTCAATCCCATCAATAACTACCAATTTGTTTGAGCGCATATTGTTTTGCTGCTCTTTAGATGTTGCCCATCGACAATTTGATGGCTCGTAATTTCCGTTTGTGTTAATACGATCTAGAGTCTTTCCGGATGGTCTTGGCCCCATGTCTTCATAAAAGTTAGCAAACGAAGCCAGCCATCTATCGCAAATTACAATGCCCCTGCCACCATAAGAGTCATACGCAACATGATTGCGGTTTGTACATCTGGCAATCATCGCACTCCAACTTTTATACCCCGGAATTTTTTTGCCAATGCCATGCCCTCCACCCGGCGTGCAACTTGTCGAATTTCCTCTTGTTAAATGTGTGGCATAGATAGGTTTTTCAGCGCCGCATTTACATTTGCAAAGCCATCTAACTTTATTGCCTTTTTTATCTGCAAAACAAATAACTTTTAAGTCGCCAAAAATTTTACCGACTAAATCGACTTTTTTCATGGTTCTTCCCTAGAACATCCCTTGAAGATTGTGGCAAGCTGTGGGATAGACAGCGGTTCGGATGCCTCCTAGCCACGCTCATATTTTATCATCTGAAGGCTTTATCCGTGCGATTATTTGCATAGATATTTGCTTTTTCACTCTCTATGCGCGCTTGGGCAGCAATCATCATCCAGCGGATGCGCTCTCTTTGCTCTGTGGCTTCTTTCAGCGCCATCAAGTGCCCACGGTATCGCGGATCCGAATAAGCCTGAACTTCTTGGGCCGCCGATGTTTTATGCCCGTCTAGCTCGTATTCCTTCATCAGTTCGGCCTTGATGGTCTTGCGTAGCTCGGTCATGTAGACCAATTGGGCTTCGGCTACGGCATAGTCACCAGCGTGGTCTCTCAAATAATCAACAGCTTTATCAAGTGCGTTCATTTGATGCCCCATCTTTCTTTTGTTCTTTCAATGATTTGAGTCGCTCTGCTACGGCTGCACCCAGACCACCGTACACACTTGGGTATTGGGTCTGTAGTTCCTTCACCATGTGCCGTGCGTTGTCTATAAAAGCCGGGTTCATGGCTGACTTGGCAAAACTCTCGACTATCTTTTGATAGCTCTCGGTGTAGTTCATTCACAAATATCCCCTGTTAGGCGTAAAGCCTGAGTTATTACGTGTTCAGGGTAAGCAACCCCTTCTCGTACTCTGTCTAAGATCTTCATTGCTTGTTGGTGTGTCATTGTTGAATTCCCAATGCTTCACGGGCAAAGCGCAAAGAAACTGGTCGAATGTTTTCTCCGCCTTCATGTCGTGCAATAAGTCGCCTTGCCCATTCTTTGCTGTCCAGTGTCTTAACAGACAAAACCTGCTCCTTGATCTGGCCAAGTTTTGACAACTCACGGCGCATACGCTCTGGGTCTGCTTTGGGTTCTGGCAGTCGTGGCAACTCAGGAGCAGGTGCGCGGCGGCAAAGATTACGGAACTCAATCACGTTCGGGCAGCGTTCTGGCAGGTTTTCAAGCCCCCATGCAATTGCTTCAAGTTGTCCACCAAACCCTGACAATTCATGCGCCCAGGCGCTCTTTACATCATTGATCGGAATGTTTGTCCATTGGCGGTTCCACTGTTCGCCATAGGTAGCGCCCAAACGCTCAAACAAGCGGTCAATTGCTTTGATCGGTAGTGTCATGTTCAATCCCCAAAGTAAAAGTTTCGATGTCAATCCAAGTTTCGTTTTCAGGCCACTTTCGGCCCGTCATTTCTTCCCATCGTTTGCGTCCAGCGGCTGCGTCACGTTCGGCAAAAGTCATTGATTGGTTTTGTTTGTTGCCATCCTTCTTCAGCGCAAACAACCCTTGCCACCCGTTAGCAATTGATTGTTCAACCACCGCCATTTGATTGGGGCCATGTTTAACAAGTGCGTCAATTGCGCTCTGCCAGGATACGGGTCTCAATGCTTTGCCTGACTGCTTTCTGTAATCAACCCACCGAGTCCAAGCCGTTTGGTCTAAGCCTTCTGGAAAAACAATCTCGGCGCTTGCGCCTTTCTTCTCTTTCTTGGTTATTGGTTCTTGGTTGATGGTTGATGGTTGATGGTTAGTTAAAGTGCCGTTGCCGTTTGTTGCAACGGATTTCAACGGCTGTTCAACGGCTGTTGATTTGCCGTTTAACGCTTGCAGCTTTTTAAGGCGTTTTGCCTCTGCTGAGGCCTTGCCAGCCATAGCCTTTTGGCTTGTGTTGCTTCGGTAGGCCTCAATTTCTGCCTCACATCGAACGTGATACCAACCTGTTGGTGTTTCCGTGAAAAACTCACTCAACACCTGTTCAACGGCCGTTGATTCCTCGTTGGAACGGGCAAGGATTCGGCGGCAAAGAGTTTCACGATCAAGCGTTAACGACTTTTCGGTGTCGTAATAGAGGTCAAGCAAGTCGCGGTAAATGCTGCGTTCTATGCGTGTTAGGTGTCTCGTTGCCCTGTCGAAGTCACCTATGTGGTGAGGGTAATGCTTCATGTTTTTCCAAACAAAAAAGCCCTTGGGGAAGCTCTCTCCACTTGCGTGAAGTTGGTCGAACGGTGTAGTACCGCCAGAGCGCCCCCAAGGGCTTACTACAAAATCCCGACCAAGGGATGTCAAAATTTTAACAACCTTTTATCAAACGATCAACTCACTCAAACTCTTTCTGAAAGCAAGACCGTACTTTTTTTCCAGCACAGGTCGCCACTTGTAAGCCACTCCATTGACTAGCCATGCCTGGACAGCAGGGCCGCTGGGTGCGCCTAGTGTCTTTGCCAGTGCCCTGTAAGACCCTTCGATCTTGTGAGCATAGGCAAGGACTTGAGAGTAGTAGGTCGTATCTTTTTTCATGGTTGCGACTGTATCACAAAAATACAACACATTTAAAAGATTTTTTTGTGGGTGATTGTGCAAAATTTTCTTTTAGTGGTGTATGATACGTTTCACCACAATCAACCACAGGAGAAACGATGCAAGTCTACAAAGCAATCAACGCAGTTCAAGCTGAACTGGCAACCATTGGGATCGTCAAAGACAAACGAAATTCACAGGGCGCGGGTTACAACTTCCGGGGCATTGATGACGTTTACAACGCCATTGCCCCATTGTTGGCAAAGCATGGCCTGTGCATCTTGCCCCGTGTTTTGGCCCGTGAATGTGTCGAGCGCCAGTCTAAAAACGGCGGCGCGTTGTTCTACATCACGGTCGAGGCTGAGTTTGATTTTGTGTCGTCCGAGGATGGCACAAAACACACTGTAAAGACGTTTGGCGAGGCAATGGACAGTGGAGACAAAGCAACAAACAAAGCCATGTCAGCGGCTTATAAATACGCTTGTTTCCAGGCGTTCAGCATTCCAACCGAGTCGCGTGATGATGCAGATTACCAAACTCATGAAGTCATGCCGCCAACGATCTCAGCAGAACAAGCAATCGAGATTGATGAACTGATCGAATCAACCAAGTCAGACCGTGCAGGGCTTTTGAATTGGGTGTCAAAGAACACAAATACAAACTGCGCTGACGTTTCAATGATTCCTAACGTGGCATACATACACGTTAAAAAGATGTTGACTAAGAAAGCAGAAAAGGTGACAGCATGACATTGCCAGCCCTCTACCAACTTCGCACAGAGTATGTCGAGCTAATGACCAAGTTAGCCGACATGGATTTAGACGCGCAAACACTGGCCGACACAATTGAGTCAACTGGTGTTGTCGAATCCTTCAACGAGAAGGCAGTATCAGTGGTCATGATCGCCCGTCAATTTGACGCGCACTGTGATGCTATTGATTCAGAGATTGAGCGCCTGAAGGCTCTTAAAACAAGCCGCCAAAACACAGCCGACAAGCTGCGCGACTATCTTTTGAACAACATGATGGCCGCACAAATTGAGTCAATTGACCATCCACTCATGTCAATCAAGATTCGGAACAATCCCGAATCGGTTGAAGTTTTTGAAGAAAAGCTAATTCCATCGGTCTTCATGACATGGCCAAAGATGCCAGATCCAAAACCAAACAAGACGCTGATTAAAACCGCGCTCAAGTCTGGTCAAGATGTACCAGGATGCAAGATCGTTCGTACTCACTCATTAACCATTAAATAAGGAGCAACTATGAGCAATACAAACACAGGTGGGCCAGCGTTTCCGGCCTTTGAGCACCATGCGGGTTATGGGCAAATGCTGGCGGTGGGCGGCATGACCCTGCGCGACTACTTTGCAGCCAAGGCGCCAAATGAAATCTTTGATGTTTCCTTGGCCCACGCAAAACAATTGGTGGGTAGGGAATGCCCCATATACATTGAAGACCCAAAAGGGTTTGCTGAATTTTGGGCTGATTGTCGATCGGTGCTTCGTTACATTGAGGCCGATGCCATGCTGAAAGCGAGGAAAGCATGAACGGCCGAAAACTTCGTGATGCTGGAATTGCCCTTGTGTCCATTGGCCGCGAGGAATGGATTGAGAAAGCCAGAAAAGCAGCAATTCGCTATGCACAAAAACATGGATTTGTAACGATCAATGATGTTCGTGAACAAATCGAACTACCAGAGCACTTTAGCCCAAACGTATGGGGGGCCATCTTTCGGGGTGATGACTTCCAGGCTGTTGGCTACACGCAAGCAACCCACCCAAAAGCACATGCAAGGGTAATTCGTATATACAAACTGAAAGGAAACTGAAATGCAATATGACAACACAAACCGTGGTGCGTTGTTTAAAAACGACGATAAACAAAACGACAACCATCCAGACTACAAGGGAAGTATCAACGTAAACGGTACTGATCTTTGGATTTCTGCGTGGCTTAAAACAAGCGAAAAGACGGGAAAAAAGTTTCTCAGCTTGTCTGTCAAGGCAAAGGAAGAAAAAGCGCCTCAAAAGCCCGTTAAACAAGCCGCAGCACGCCCTGTGCCAGATGCGTTTGATGATCTCGACTCAGATGTGCCCTTTTAATCATGAACGACCAAATGGCAAGAGTGCATAAGCTCAAATTTTGCGATGTGTGCCGCCGAGACTCCGACCCATTGGGCGGGGTTGAGGTACGCACAAAATGGCACTGCGCCCGATGCTGGGTGAAATTACTTCAGAGAAACACAAAATGACCGAAAAAATCAAAAACCGTTACATGACATTGCGTCTTCCTGCTGATGTAGAGCGTGAGCTTAGAAGGTTGGCCGAGGAAAACACACGTACTTTGGCCGCGCAGATCCTGCATTGCATTAAGTTGGAGCTGGCACGCCAGTCTGAGAAGGTGAAAGCATGACAAAGAAGGCCGGGAAGAAACGCCCGGCTCAAAGGCCGAAGCACTACACGATTCTTGACGAGCTGATGGCCAGCCCCACCGAGCCACTTCCGTTGGAGTACCGCACGCACCAGCTCACCAGAATGTACGATGGGTTAGCTGCCATGGAAAAAGCGCCAAGACCAACGACAGACGACTGGCGGGTGGTGTCGGATGCGGTCAACTTGATGGAGACCCTGATCGAGACCATGCAAGTGTGCGAGGACAGTTCTGGCCTGCTGATGGATGCCATCACCGCCATGGCCCATGCTGGCCGCCGTAATACAGCCGGGGGCGCGATCCGGCTGGATGGTGCTGGCATTCAGGCCGTGCGTGCTGTGCTGGAGGATTACGCCGCCTTGCTGGATGTGTTGCCTGCCAGGGTAATGATTCGCTGCCACCGCCTGACCGAGAAACGTCTGCATGAGATGTTGGACGGAAAGCGCAAACCGCATGATGTGGAGATCACCGCAATCTAAGGGTTTGTCCCTATAAAATAATTGTGTGAGATTGTGGGTGTTCGTGTTATGATTCAGTCATCGCAACAAACCAAACCGGAGTAACCGAAATGACAGCACTAAAAACCCTTGCAGACGCACACAACGAATTGGCCCTGGCTAACAACGGCTACGTAATTGCTGCTTACCTTGACCCCGAGTTGCGCCGCCAGATGGAGCGTGTTTGCAAGCGTGGCAAAGCCTTTGCAGGCCGTGTTCTCAACCAAAACAACATCTTGGTGAAGGCTTACTTCACTTTGGAAGCCAAAGAAATTTACAAGCCGCTGCCTGCACGCTTGGACGCATAAAAATCAACCGGGGTTTCGGCCCCATCAACAAAAGGAGAAAGAGATGAAACATTCACACACACAAACTCCACGCACTCTTAATGAGTGCCAGTGGACACCAGGTTATGAGAGCGTTAGCCTCAAGGAGCCTCTTTGGGAGCGTTTGGCTGGTTATGTATTAGCTTTCTTAATTGGTGTCGGCATGGCCGCATTGCTGGTGGCATGGTGGTCGTCATGAGCACACAACCAGAAGCCCTGCGATTGGCTGACGCGATTGATTACCCAGACGTGACGTTTGGCATCGAAGTTGCCGCCGAGCTGCGTCGGTTGTATCAACTCGCGCAAGAGCAACACACAGAAATTTACGGGTTGCGCCTTGAGGTGCGCAACTTGTTGGATACGCTCAAACGATTGCGCGAAATGTGTGCTGACTTTGGTGCAAAAACAGCATGTGATATAGCAAATGCCGCCATCGCCAGATCAACCGGAGAAACGAAATGAATTGCATGAATACGATGATGATGAACGCCCGCCAAGATGATGAAGATCGGGCAGAACGCCGAGCCTTTGCAATCGAGGCGCGAGCTGCTGAACTGATGACGCATGGCGAAACGTGTGACCCGATGGATGGTTTCAATATCGTTGAGGCGCTAGGCGAAGCAAGCACTAACGTCAAAATGGTGCTGGCCAAGGTTCTATCCGAGCGCAAGTTTGACCAAGCTGGAATTTTGCTAGATCAGGTCAGCCGGGAATATTGGTCAAAGATGGCCGATGAAATGGCCGAGGAGGAGTTTTCATGAAAAAATTTTTAGCAATCATCGCACTCACTTCTGCCTGTGGTGCGCAAGCTCAATTTTCAGAAATCATGATGATGAATGTAGGACAGAGGAATCATCCAGCAGGCTTTACTTACAAAATTTGCGAATACAAAAGCATGATGAATGAATTTCGTGTGAGCATTGTGGCAGAAATGTTTTGCCCTTTCATGATCACATATAACATCCAAACAAATACTTGGCGTTGAGGAGCAGTCATGATTATTTGCGACGAATGCGAAACCGTGGCGCACTGCACCAAACATGGGTGTATTCCGAAACAACCCTTGGGATGTGTCAACCATGACTGTGCTAAATGTAAGGCAACGCCAGCACCTGTGCAGAAGCCTGTAAGGTGGACAGATGAAGAATATCGTGAAATTTCGGATCAGGTCATTTCAACGCTTGTGGAGTATGGTGCTGAACTCAGAGCCGCCGATTGTCAAATGCAAATCCTTAGAGAGGAGCTGGCTGAGTCGCGGCGTGAGGTCGCACAGTTGAAAGCACAGCGGCAATGGGTTGGGCTGACGGAACAAGAGCGCAACGACATTGAGGACTACTGCGAAATGATTATTGGCAAGCCTACGTTTGACGCCATCGAAGCCAAATTAAGGAGCAAGAACAATGGATAAAGACGAAGCATTGAAACTGGCGCTGGAGGCGTTGGAAGGCAACACAACAAATCCGGTCATTGATCCCGATCAGGCTGCAATTGAAGACCAAGCCATCAACGTCATCAAGCAAGCCCTTGCAGCACCTGTGCAGGAGCCTGTGGGCAGAGTTTGTTTTGAGGGTGACGAAGTTGTGTGGACTGATGAACCGCCAGAGTCGGGCACATTGCTCTACACCACCCCACCCGCAGCACCTGTGCAGGAGCCGGTGGCGTGGCGCTGGAAACGTGAGGGCGGCGAATGGCAGTTAGTTCACCAACAGCCGCGCAGCCCCACGGCCCAGCCTCTCTACACCACCCCACCCGCACAGCCAGCACCTGTGCAGGAGCCGGTGGCGTGGACTGCCCGTGAAATAGAGCTGATTGACGGCATGATTCGAGTTCAGATGGATCACGCAGAGAGATGTGACCACATCGGCAACCGCACGATGGCCGAGAGACAAAAGGGCTGGGACATGG